TGTTAACAACAATTATTCCATGGGAAAAAGTATACACCACTTACTTACCGGTTTCGGTAGCTTGAAATAAAAAATTCTGCATTCTGATTGGTTCCCGCGCTTTTTTCAGGTTTCGGTACGCCTACTTGGCATGAATTCCTGTCTACTTTGAGGCGTAACCCTGCACCGCTGCCGGTTTGACCCCAACCGGCAGCGGTACTTTGTGGGGATCAGGTTACAACTTGCAACTTGTACTCACCAATTAAGCCTATTAAGCTTAAATAAACTTGACACTAAAGCTGTCATCCCATCAATCCCTTGGGGAGCCCCAATCCATTTCGGTACACCGATGGCGGTACAGACATCCGCTATGCACCAGTATTGGTATCACGTCTAATCCTCCAACAAACCATAGAGAGGCAGTAGCAGACAAGCCCAGACGTAATGGAAACTTTTATCGGTTCTGGTTCCGACACAGAGACTAAAATAGACCTAATCGATACTTATACCGCTTAAGGTACCGCTCCACGCGAAAAAAAAAGAGACAACTTTCACTTCACCGAGATCGGTGCTAATAAAAATTCGGTACTTACCCCGCAACTACCGCCTCCGGTGCTTTGCACGCGTCCCATAGATGTGCAGTTTCTTGCCAGCAAAGCGATTATTCATTTTGGCTGAGGAAGCAGGAATCAGTGCCAGGCGCCATGAAGTCTCGCCAGCACAATAATTCAATGCATGCACTGCAAATGCTGGACAGGATGTGTACCGGGTGTGGTTGTAATAAACAACTGACACAGCACATTGCTATTAAGTGATTTTTATTAGGTGCAGTTGACTTACCTTATGGTTCACATTTATTGTACATTTATAGAAGCTTAAGCTTTTATTTTTTTTCTTTTTGCAGGCTTACTGGAATTTTTGGTTGCAACAGCCCTCTTTCTCACAGTTGAACATCCTGCCCCTTGCTGAGCTAGAAATCTTCTTCCCAAGGGAAATTGATCTAAGTCCAAAGACAGCTTTTCTTTTAAGTCTATATCCCAAAACCGTAGCCCTGCATACGGGTCTTCCTTTGCAGGAATCACATTTCCTGCACATTTAGTTGCAGGGGACTCTATGTACCTATAGGTATCTTCAAGTATAGAAGAGGTAGGAGGCTGCACACCAATCTCCCAGTTTTCAAGCACAGTGGGCATAAGTCCCTGCAGATGTGACACTGTTTGCGCAGTGATTTCAACAGAGCACAATTCTAGGATAAAAGCTAGCTTATATTCTTCCATATGTCTATGGTAGAGATTAAACTTAGTGGTATCATATTCTTTAAGAGGTTGGGCGTCTGCAGCTACACTAATACTAAGGTTAGTACCCCTTGTGTTATCCCCTACAGTTAAAAACAATAAATTATTCCATGCAATGCCATTGTTCATGCCTTGGGCTCTAAAAAGCCAATAAGGCCTGTTAAATATTTGATTATCAGTGGACACTAGAGAGCCACTAGGGCTACCAAAGTGAACACTGGGTATCTTTAAGGTTTCATCACCTTTATTATTCTTGAGGTAGAAGTCTGTGCTAGGTGCTTCTTTTTCTGAGCCACCCCTAGTCCATATGTGCCTAACATAAACTTGTTCTTTCCTAGCAAAAAAAAACATGCTATTTCCAGCTGCATCTTCAGCCATTTTGAGGTAGTCAGGATATAAGCATATTTCATTTTGAATGTCAAGAGGTAGATCTGATTTACTGGCATTAATGGCTTTGAAGTCAGCTGCACCAAAGCCTATTTCCATCATGTCTCCATCTTCTATTTTTTTGTTCTTTAATTCTAAGGGAGGACACGCACCATTGTCAACCCGATCAGTTACACATGGCCGGGCTGTTGTCCAGTATTCCCCTTCTGCAGGGGTACAGCCCAGCAACAGAATCTGTTGTTGCTTAGCATCTAATCCTGTTTGCTTCCTGTCATCTGTTGTTTGGCTGGTCACTTTCCTATTAACATTTTCTGCATCAAGCAAGGCATTAAAAGTGGGGTGCCCAGTAACTGTTCCTCCAAGAGGTTGACCTCGGGAGACCTGTACTCCTATAACTGCCCAGACAAGGCGCTCCTTGCTTGGATTGTGAACTGTTTTATCAGGCAATGCAAACTGATTAGGATCAGGTAGTTGGATTTTAAAAACCCTAAATTGATTAGCAGAGACCTTGGGAACAGTTTTGTCCCCAACAGTGACTTTGTAGTATGGATGTCCTACAGTTAACAGGCGTTCCGTTTCTGCATGATAAAATATGCTTTTTCTTTGCACATAGGTTTCACTGCATAGCACCTTGCTTACTGGGGTTGGAGGGAGATACAGCTTCTGGCCTTGTTGCCACAACGCCATCTGCAAAAAAAATTAGGCATGTTTGCGTTTTTTTCTTTTCCTCAACAAGGAGGGATGCAAGCTATAGTTATTGCTATAGAAGTCAATGGTGTGGCCATCAATTATAATTATTGGAGTAGTACTGTTGTCATCAATAACTAGGCTAGGGTAAGTAGAGTCAGGGCCAACAGGGCTGGCAGGGTACATGTCAGGTGAGCCATACGTTACAACACCTGTGGGACGTGTTGCACTAAAACTTTGACCTGGAATGATGGACCTGCGAACTCCACTGCCAACAGGATTTGTGGCTGATGCTCTTCTTGGTAGCAGGCTTTGCTGCTCACTAAAATCATCTAGCTCTATTTCCTCAAAGTCACCATGTTCTTCATGTACAGGGATAAATGCCAAACCTTGTGTGTCCTCATCACCTGCTAACGGTATGGCTTCAACATCTTCTGTAATAGTGCTCAAGGAATATCTGACATGCAACTGTGGGCCTACCTGCCCCCCACCACGTGTTTCAATATAGTCAGGCCTATATACCTGGCTGAGGCCAACACGGCCACTTGGACCTTTGAGCACAACAGGTTCTGGATCATACACTGGGTTTGCAAACGTCTGTGATGTAAAAATATCAGGGTCTTCTGTGGGTATTTGTGTGTAGTACCTTTTGCTGAACCAGTTTAAAATACCCCGTGCACTTGTAGGAAAGCTTCTGGGGGTGCTTGTGCGTGGAGACCCAAAGTATGTGAGTTCTATTTCTTCTCCCCCTGTATCCCCTAGCCCAGCTCCTCCTACGAAAATATTTTCCAGTCCAGATGTTTCTGCTATGGAGGACTGCAGCTGCAGAGGGGCGTGGTATGCAGAAGACTGATGAACAGCATTGCTAACTTGCCAATTTGGATGGTCTAGGGGTTGCAGCTCTAACACTGCTATGTCATCAGGACCCTCAGGCTCTAACAGTGTTACTAGGGTTTCTGTAGAAGAGTCAGTACCTATGGACAGGCCATCTATTCCTGTGTCAGCAGGTACAGCATCAGGAGTAACAATAGCAGGAGCTTCTGGTAAAACAGTGTCCTCATATGCCCCAGGCCTAAAAGCCCCAATAGTTTCCAGAGTATCAAGTGGGATGCCTGTGGTGATGCTGCTTCGAGTACCTGCAGCAGCTCCAGCTCTTGATCCTGCAGAGGCTAGACTGCTAGTGGACCCTGATGTCCTTAATGGTACATACCTTGGTGATCCACCTGCAGCCACTCTTCCTGTAGACCATGTTCCAATTCCCAGTCCCCCTAAATAAATTGCAAGCCCGCCCAATTTTAAAATTTTATCTGCTATAGTGTCCCCTTCTACTTTGGGTATCACATCTGGTGGACATGTGCCCGCTTGCTTGCAAGTCCTGTACAGGTCATACACATTTGCACGCCTAACTCTTTTTCGTGCACTCATGTTTATTGCTGCAGCTTTATACCATAAAAAATCTGAGCAGGGGGAATACAAATTCTAGTAAAAAATGTACAAACAACAATACAATCACAAACAGAAACACTTCATACAGAATAGTAAACAAATCAAATCCACACAGAAGTAACAATAGTGCAAGTAACCAGTGACGCATTAAAAAGGCAGACCTGTACAGGAGCAGTCAAAATGATCCCAATACACCAAGAAAAACAGCAGCAGAAACAGTAACAGCAGCAGTTGCATTGCAGCAACTAGTCCCAAGAACAATAGAAACCATAGATTCGGCATAGTATGCCAAGTCAAGATATGAAGAACACCAAATGGCAGTGATTAAAAGTCCAAGCTGGCTGTGAAGCCGGAAATGTTCATTCCAGGAGGTAGTGGTACATGTTTCAGAAAGTCTTGCCTTTGACCTGGAGATCCAAAGGTGATCAGGATCTGGGCCTGTCCTTGTCTTTCAGCACCGTTGTCAGCCACAGTAAACCAAGTGGTGGTGCAGTTCTCGTAGCGGTGTCTATGGTTTTTTTTCACACGAAAGCGGTAGCACTTTACCTGGTTAGCTGTGCCTGAAATTAGAGCAAAGCATGATTGTCCTGCCTTCAGCAGGTGGAATCCTTCAGCATCAGAGGTGCGCCTTGGTACACTCAAAGGTTCCTCCTCTGTGGAGTCGGGCGATTGGTTTTCTTCTTCTTCCTGCCTTGGTGCCAAGTCCACCGGTACCGAGCCCTGCACCGGGGTGGAGGAAGAGCGGAGAAGAGAGCCCCCCGAGCTTGCAGGAAAATGGTAGGGGTGCGGGCGAGGACCGTCCCGTACCCAACCGAGGCCTGCTCTGATGGGACCGCAGGCGGGGGAGCCGAGCAAAGAAGAGACAGGCTGGGCTGGCTCGGCTTCTTTTCCTGCAGGGTCTCCTTCAGGTCCTTCTGATGCGACCCAGACTCCGTCTGGGCGATCTCTAAAATCAGAAGAGGTGGATGAGACACCAGCATACACTCTGTCCTGATCTCTTACAGAGTAATGCCCTGTTGTGCTAAATCTGGCTGCCTCCTCACCAAAGCGAGAGTAATAAATGCGTCCAGCACCGGCCATGGTGCAGTAGTAGAGCCCAGTTCCGTCAGCCCCAGCCTTCGCAAGCTGCCAGCCGTCCTCTGTGCGCATGTACAGTTTGCTGTAGACAGTGTACCAGTTTGTATTGCTTGCATTTCCATCAAACTCCACCTCTACCACCCTGGCGCCTTTCTTAAAGCACCGTTTAGGCTCAGACATATAGCGGTCCCAGCTTGTATCTAGCAAGGACCATGGCTCATTCCCAAACTCAGTTTTACTTAACTCCTGCAAAGACAGTTGCATTTCAATTGCCTGCTTTGCTCTTTCTTGACACACTACAGAATGTGGGACTCTGCAGTGTCCAAGAACAGTCACCCCTTTTTTCCTTGCAGCATATAGCAATGTGTTCTCAGTTCTAACAGCAGTCCAATACAGTATATGATCTTGCAACTTATCACTACTTTTTTCAATCAACTGCATTTGTGTTTCTTGCGCTACATGTAAACGTTCGCATGCTGTCTCCATCCTCTTCACTATCCTCCTCCTCGTCAACCAGGTCTAAGCGCCCCCATAACCTTACAAAAAAAGATTTCCAATCTGCATCAGTAATAGTAAAAGGTTGCTCACCCGATTCATCTGTGCATGGCTGCTCAAAGCGAAAGGTTTGCACCCGACTATGCAAGTACAAGTATCTTTCTTCTGCCTGCACATCAATATTACTGGTTACTAAAAGGGGTGGAGCTTTAATTTGAACCGCTGCTTTGTGCTTTCTATCAATACTGACGGGATAGCCATCCAATGCATTTCTAAGGTATGTGTCAAAGTACCTCCAGCAAGCATGTGTAGCATCATCTATTAAAGCTGCTCGAGCATCTGCTAGGGAAGCAAGCCAAAAGTGACTTTTATGGTTGGCAAAAGATAAAACACTTCCCCCTAGAAAATGAATTAATGAGTTGCATAGCATAGACTTGCCTGTGTTTGGAGGGCCAATAAATGCTAAGCAGTTTTTTTTGGGAACACCTTTAAGCCAAAGCTTTAAGGCATTAATAAAGGTGATTAATTCAATATTTTGATAGTTAAAAAAAGTTAAAATTGACTTCCAGCTTCCTTCCCCAGTAGCAACCTTGCACCTAGCTTTAATATATGCAGGCATACTTAAGGCTTGGGTCTCAGCTCTTAAATAATGCCTGACCATAGTTGCACAGTCCTTAACATGCTTAGCTTGACTGTTAGTTGCTAAGAAAGCTCGTGCATTACTGTCAGAACCTGCTGCCAAAGCATATTCATAAGCAATTTTTGATTCCTCAGCATATTTATGATCATACGCCCATTGCACCATAGTTCCGAAGTCAAACTTCTCGGTCTGCAAGCTGTCGTGAAGAGTAGTTTGCGCCCGTATCCACTCAGGTAAAGCACCATGTTTAAGAGTAGCGGGCGACAAACTACTTTTAAACCAAAATAAGGCTGCGCTGAGTCCTCGTATTTTTGGGGGCTGCAGCAGCAGACACTCCTCTCTTACATTTAGCATGCTTGCCATAAGGTTCCGCACTGTTTCTCTGCTTTTTGCTGTGTTAAAGCATAATAAATAAACTGCACACGTCCCTCCTTCATGTGACCTTTTCTGCATTTGAACAAAGCTACATTGCTTCTTCAGGAGTTCGAAACTAGCTTCAAAAAATACCTCTGCAAGTCCAAATACAGCTAAAACCCATTGCTGATTAGTAGTCTTATCATTTTTAAAAAGTCTAGTTATGTCATGATAGCTACAAAGAAACAAAGACTTAAACAGTCCAAGCTTAAAAGCTGTAGCATTTTTAGACTTAACTAGCTGCAGATGTAGATGACTAATGGCCTGTTCCTCATCAATTCCCTGCCTCCCATCTCCCCCCTCCCCTTGTACCTGCAAGGGCGTAAGAACACGGTTAGCTTCATTTTCAGAAAATAATCTTCTCTTTGCTCCGGCTTTCCGCCTTTTAGCTGGAGTTTCAGATGCCTCTGAACCGCTGCTGTTTTCCGCACTCCCCAATACTTTTCTTTTCAAATTTAAAATCTGCTCCTCACCCGCCTTTTTCTCTAGAGCCTGGAAGACCTCCAGGTGATTTCCCTGAAATACTGATGCATTGTCAAGGAAATCCTCATCCTGGCTATCATACCGATCGGATTCCACAGACAGTTCTACACCTGCCCCAGGTTCCTGATTCTCTTTGTCACTTTCACATTCTGCCTCTGTCAGCAGATATGAGCATCCCAAGCCCGAATCCCAATTGCTACCTTTATCGTTTGCCATGACGCTCGCGAGATTCGCAGCGAGGACACAGCAGGTCCAAATCTGAGTTTAATAGGTGTTCGAATCCAAGCAAGGTCGTAGAGCCGGTCTTGACAGCAAATGTTAGGTCCTTTCCGCAGTCTCCGCAGCACACAGTAACAGAATAAACTCGACGTGGCCCTGTTGCACACACTTTTCCGGGAGAGGAAAGCGGAGGCGTTGAGGGACCTCGCTTCCTAGTAGGACGGCCGAAATGGCACGGAAGTCTGAAATCGGGTGCATCAGGTGCTGCAGGAACCCTGGTAGGTGTGCCTGCACATGGACTTAAAATCAGCAACGGTCCTGCAGGTGAATCATCCAAGTTTCTATGGGTATTTGGACCTTGAACCATGTCTGCAGCAGTCGTAGCAGCGTCCTCTAATTATGTTAGCTCTGGTTTTGCAAAAAGGCTCATTATAAAGCACATGCCGATGCTTTTCGTTTTTAGTTAGTTTTCCCCCACAGTAGCAGCATCTTATGCAAAGCTTATCAAGTGATTTGCCATGCAATAATTCAGCTTCCTCACCTGTCACTGGAACACCTTTCCACAGTCTTCTTTCTTTAGCTAGGCAGCCTTCAAGACAAGGGGTGCATGCACCAAATGTACAACCGTTTCGGTATACAACATGAAAGTCTTTTATCATGCACCTAAAAGCATCAAGTTCTGTGAGAGGCTCTTTGCACCAGAGACAGGCCAATCCTGAGAAAGGATTGCCTCTGGAAAAACTTTGCAGGTCCATGTGAGAATCAGGGTCTGTCAGCAGCTTTTTATAGTTAGCTGTCTTTTTTTTTCCCGCTTGAAAAAACGGTGATGGTGTGATCAT